AAAGAATCTTTGATTCCAGCGGGTAGCTGGCTGGTGCAACACGTCCATAAGTTCGACCACTTGTCGATCTTGGCTAAAGGTTCTGTCGAATTGATCGTGGACGGTACTGCATCGGTTGTACACGCGCCCGCTTGTTTGACTATTGCCGCAGGTAAGCATCACGGCATAAAATCGCTCACAGACGTTATTTGGTATTGCGTTCATGCAACAGATTGCACGGACGAAGAAGAAGTTGACAAAGTAATCGTTGCGCCGCCTAACAACGCGCAAGTACGTGAAATTGCTCACCTGATGAGCGAAGGAGTCTAATATGGCCTGGATGCTACCCGCCGCTATCGCTGGCAGTTCTTTACTTGGGGCTGCTTCTGCCCGCAGTGCTGGCGCCGCGCAAGCCGACGCTGCCGGTCAAGCTACTGCGTTACAACAGCGCATCTACGAAGAAGGTCTAAAACGTCAACAACCGTTTCTTGACGTTGGCACCAACGCGCTTAATCGTTTGGTTGCGCTGAACGAGCCTGGCGCGGACGTCAACGCATTTCTTAACCGCGATCCAGGCTATGCGTTTCGTGTTAACGAGGGTTTGAAAGCACTTGACCGAACAGCCGCTGCGCGTGGGGGCTTGCTGTCTGGTGGCACGCTCAAAGCAGCACAACGCTATGGCCAAGACATGGCGTCGCAAGAGTACACCAATGCTTACAACCGCATTGCCGGTCTTGCCAATCTTGGCCCCAGCGCGGCGGGCGTGCAAAACAACTTGGGCACCAGCTACGGCACCAACGCAAGCAACTTGATGACCAGCGGCGCAGCGGCAAGCGCTGCTGGCGGCATGGGCGCGGCCAACGCCATCAGCGGCGGTGTGGGGCAATACTTGGGCTACACCAGCAACAACAATTTGCTAAACGCACTGCGCGGCAATCGCGGTTTTGCTGAAACTTAAGGAGCGAACATGCCTCTTGATCCAAACATCGCTCTTAGCTACAAGCCAGTTGAAATTCCTAATGCCTTGGCGCAATATGCGCAGATTGCGCAACTTCAACATTACCAAAACCAAGATCAAGTTGCTCAAATGCAGCTTGCAAAAATGCGTCAGCATGAAACTTATTTGGCAAAAATGGGTGAGGCCATTACCAAAAATGGCGGCCCTGATTTGATGACTGCTGCCAGTTTGATGGCACAAAATCCTGATCCCAATGTGCAATTGCATGGCATTCAAATGCTGCAAGCACAACAGGAACTAGCTGATTACAACAAAAGATATGGTTCAGCAACGCAACCCACTGGCGGCTACGGTGGCGCAATGGCTCTCATGGCAAACGGCGCATTGGGTTCTGGTACGTATGGTGTTTTCCCTGAACCAGCAACCAATACATTAGCGCCAAAAACAGCGCCAGTGCAATCACAAAATGCTTTGGTTGATGTTGATGCATTGCGTCAAAAATTGATGGATTTGTCACGGTATCCTACTGTGCCCGCGGCCAAAGTAGAAGCTGGAATTATTCAAAAGCAGCTTGAAGAAGCAACAAAAACACACGTTGTGCCTAACGTGGGCTTGGTTACTGGCGCAGGCAAAACCATTGTGGCTGCCGGCGCAGCACCAAGCGACATCAAGCGTTTGACCGATGAGCGTAATGCGTTGCCGGAAGGTGACCCAAGACGCAAAATATACGATCAAGCAATTGCTGACATTGGCGCTTCAGCCCGTGTGGCGCAACAACGCTTGGAGTTTGACCGAACCAAATTTGCATGGGAAAAGGCCAATCCAGGCTACGAACTTAAAGAAGATGCTGACGGCAACATGTTTGGCGTCAACAAGCGCACGTTGCAAGCTGTGCCCGTGATGGTTGGCGGTACAACTGCTGCACCAACTGCACCAGCCGGTGCAGGTATGCCAGGCGCTCGTATGCCTGCGCCCGCGGGTGCGCCTGTGGCCGGCACACCTGGCCAACAATTTACTGGCAAAGGCACCGCATTGACCGAAAGCCAAGGCAACGCCGCGGCTTATGGTATGCGCATGAAAGAAGCCAACGCAATTTTGGAACCGCTGGAAAAATCAGGCACCAAAAATACTGGCCTAATCAGTGGCGTTGTTGGCGGCACATTAGGGTTAACCCCATACTTGGGCGACAAGTTAGAAAGCGCAACTGGCTCAGTGTTTAATGCGTTGCCGCAAATTCTTGGTGGTTTGAGTCCAGAACAGCAGCAAGTTGCACAGGCTAGAATTAACTTTATCACTGCTGTGCTGCGCAAGGAATCTGGCGCTTCTATTTCTCCAGGGGAATTTACAACCGCGGAAAAGAATTATTTTCCCAAACCTGGCGACAGCGATGCTGTGATTGCACAAAAACAAAAGGCTCGACAAACAGCAATCAAGGCCATGGAAATTCAAGCTGGGCCAGGTGCAAAAAACATTCAAAAATATCAACCGGCTACAGGCATTACTGGCGCAACCGCAGACGATCCATTGGGACTTGGAGTCAAATAAATGGCCACACTTGCAGAATTCCGCGCACAGTATCCACAGTACGACAACGTGCCAGATATTACGCTGGCCGATTCGCTGTATCAAAAATTTTATTCAAACATGCCCAAACTGGACTTTTACAAGTCTATTGGGTTGGGTACCGCGGCTGCAATTCCTGGCGCTGAAAAAGTTGTAACCGGCAAAGCAACGCCAGAGGTGTCGATGCAAGACCGCATCATGGGCACCATTGAAACGCCGTTTGCCGCTGTGGCTGGTTTGGCCAGTGGAATTGCTGCACCTGTGGCTGGCGTTGTTGGTTCCATGATTAAAGGTCAATACGGCACACCAGAAGGTCTTCAAACAGCCGAGCAAATAGCGCAGGCAACCCGCGAACAGTTTTACCAACCGCGCACCCAAACATCTAGACAAATTTTAGGCACAGTCAGCGATTTTTTGGCACCCGTTACTGGTGGTTTGCCGGCCACACTTGGCTCAACTGGCGCAACCATAAATGCACTGGCCCCCGCGGCCATGGTGCAAGCTGGTGCTGCGGCTCGGCCTGTGATTAACCAGATGGCAGCGCCCGTGCGCAATGTGCTAACAAGTCAGCAACAGCCTGCCATGGTAGGCATGGGCGCGGCCAGCACGGCTGAAGACTTGTTGCGCCAGCAACGCCTGGCTCAATTTGGCATTCGCGCAACCGAAGGTGAGCGCACCAAAAACTTGGCACAACAACAGTTTGAATCGGAAGTGCAACGTGGTGTTCTTACTGGCATCCCAGAAGAAACCAAAACAAAGTTGTCTGAACAAGTGCGCAACTTTAAGGCCGGCCAAAAACAAGACATTGTGAACAACTTTGAGCGCATGACCAATGAAGTTGGCGCAGAAGTGGCTGATCCCACACAGGTGCGCCGTGTTGGCCAGATTGTAGACAAAGCACTAAACGACGAATACACCAAAAAGTTTGATGCTTACAAAGCACTGTATAAGCAGGCCGATACGGCTGGCGAAACTTTGCAACAAGTGCCTTATCAATCATTGCTTGATTACATCAACAGCAAGACCCCAACGGCCAGATCAAAACTTGATCCAATTTTAGATTCGGTGGCCGAATCTTTGCGCATGAATGATCCCAGCAACACTGGCACCATTAGCATCCGTGCGCTGGAAGATATTTACCAGCAAATTGGTCAAGTTCAAGGTTCTGCAAATGCAGGTAAGCTGAAACAAATTATTACCGACATTGGCGAAGGTGCTGGCGGTGCAATGTACCAAGCTGCACGCGCAGCCAGAAAGCAACTGGCCAAAGAATTTGAAGATGTATCGCGTGTCGATAAGCTGTTGACCACCAAGGCCGGCTACGCCGACCGCAGGGTGGCGCTTGATGATGTGTTCAAACACATTGTTTTGGATGGTTCTTTGGAAGAAATGCGCACTGTTACCAGCCTACTTAAAAAGTCTGGCGCAGAAGGCCGGCAGGCTTACGCAGAATTGAAGGGCCAAACCCTGCAACAGATGAAAGATTTGCTGACCAAGGGTGATCAGTTATCTTTCAAAAATCTCAACACAATGATCACCCAGCTTGATTCTGAAGACAAGCTGGCATACATGTTTGGCAAAACAGGCCGCGATCAAATTTTGGATTTGCGCGATGCCATCAAAGATGTGGTGGTCAAGGAACCAGGCGCTGTGAATTACAGCAACACATCTGGTGCCATGTTGCGTGGCCTTGAGGCTTTGCAGTCTTTGAGAATTCCTGGTGCCAACACCGCGGCAACTATGGCGCGAACACGCCAAGTTACCAAAAGAGTTGAAAAAGCACTTGAACAGCCAAACCAACTGGCCCCGTCACAAACCGGCAAGAATGCATTAGCACCATGATTGAGATTGATCCAGTTAAGTACGGCGTGCTTTGGCAAAAGGTTCAGGACTATGAACGTCGGTTCGACGACATGGACAAGAAGATGGACAAAATGGAAGCCAACGTCGAGAAACTAGTGGCCATGGCCAATCAAGGCCGTGGCGGCTTTTGGGCGGGCATGGCGTTTGTATCGTTTGTCAGTAGCATTGGCGGCTACGTAGCGAATCTTTGGCATCGGTCGTGAAATGGATTCTTTCGTTATGCACGGCATGTTTCATTGTCGCGCTGGCAAAAGAGGGTTGTCTTATTGATGAGTTTTATCTCATCGCTTGGACGGTTCACAACCCTACCGAACGTCATCAAATGATGTTGAAATGGTTGGACGTCAACGGACGGTTTTGTTCTGTTGATGATTACGCGACGATCTGGAACAATATCGCGGAATGGGCGGGCACGGCAGACACGCCGCAACTGCGGCTCAAGATCACACAAGGATATTACGCAGCAAAGGAACGGAAATGAAGCAGCAGCCTGAGATCAAAGACAGACTGACGTTTTGGGTCACGATGCTAGTCAGCATTACTTTGTGTGTGTCTGTCATTATGATGGTTGTAGCCTTTTTGATGGGCTTGTGGGCCAAGCAAGTGGACAACCATGAAATTTTCAAAATGTTGTCACCAGCTTTCTCTACGCTAATCGGCGGCATGATCGGTTTCTTGTCGGGCATCAAACTTCAATCATCACAGGACAAATAATGCTTACCCTTCTCTCAACCTTAATTTCCTTCCTAATGGGCGGTCTGCCAAAACTACTCGACTTCTTACAAGACCGTCAGGACAAAAAGCACGAACTGGCTCTTGCACAGATGCAAGTCCAGCGTGAAATGGAACTTCGTAAGATTGGCTTTGAGGCACAAGAGAGGGTGGAGAATATCCATACCCAGCAATTAGAAATCGAAACAAAGTCGGCTGAGAAGCAATCATTGATTGGCGCACAACAAGCTGAGATGCAAGCAGTGTACGCGCACGATATGAGCCTTAACGAGGGTATCAGCCAGTGGGTCAAAGACCTTAGAGCCGCCACCCGCTCCTTGTTGACCATGGGCTTTTACATTTTGCTGGTGCTGCTGGATGTTGGTATCTTTGTGCATGGCTACCAGAACGGTGCTAACTTCAATGACATGGCTAACCAACTGTGGGACGAAGACACCCGCATCATGTTTGCTGCCATCATTGCGTTTTGGTTTGGGGGCCGCGCCTTTGGCAAATGAAGATTACGCATCTGCCGCCGTTGAACTACGGCTTCATCCACACCCAGCGTGTTGATGAACAGGCGCGGATTCGTCACCACGAAAACCTAAAGAACTTGCAAAGAATGAACCGCCAGACCATTCAAAACGCCGACAACATGCGGGAAACCCAGCGGCTGGAAATGGCTAAGTGGGACAGGGTTAGGCAGGCTAAAGAGGCTTATTTAGGCAACGAGGCTCAGAAAGCAGGACATAACGAAACCATGCAGCATGTGGACATCAAGGTATGAAAGTCAGCGACAAAGCGATTGAAGTCATCCGTCACCATGAAGGTGTGCGCTTCAAGCCATACCGCTGCCCAGCAAAACTTTGGACTATAGGAGTCGGACATGTTCTTTACCCAGACCAAGCAAAGAATCCACTTGCTGAAAGAGATGCTTACTGGCTTCGTGCAGAAGATAACCGCACGTTTTCAAAAGAAGAAATAGATGGAATACTACGCATCGACCTGGCTCGCTTTGAGCAGGGTGTTACAAAATATATCACCGTCCCTCTTTCTCAAGGGATGTTTGATGGTCTTGTTAGTTTTAGCTTTAATGTCGGTTTGGGAACGCTCCAGCGTTCAACGCTTCGTCAAAAACTCAACCGAGGCGATAAAGAAGGCGCTGCGGAAGAGTTGATGAAGTACTGCATGGCTGGCGGCAAAGTTCTGAAAGGTCTTCAGAACCGCCGCATCGATGAACGTGCTATGTTCATGTCGTAGGGTGTGGGCAATTCTCTGGTGGCACCACCACGCACCATACCGCCATGTATTGGCCCCGCTTTGGGTTTTCCCAGCGGTCAATGTAAGCGTCTGGCATGGTGGTTAGCGAATTGCGAATCGCGTCAGATGTGATGGCCAACCGCCGTTCAAGCTGCGCCACAGTCAAACCATCCTCAGATTCGCGCAACAAAGCGCGGATCGCAGGGTGATGTGATTTCATTGCGACAAACGTTTGATGCGGTTCTCATGGTACTTGCACATCGCGTCGGCAAACTCACGCGCTGATTGCGCTTCTAACAGCCTGCGTTTGGCTTCTTCAAGTTCCCGAGCAATCAACACTTCGGTCGTTGGGGTTCGGAAGAAGTTTAAGAAGTTGTCTATAACCATTGATTGCATCTTGTCTCTCCTGTTTAAGTTGGTCTATCAAATCGTCTTGTTCTTGAATGCGTTCGTATGCCAACTTGGCAAAAGTAACCAAATTGGCATGTTCCCATGTATCAAACGTCATTCTGGTGGCCTGTCCAATCCGCTGCGATATTCGTCAAGCAGCTTTTCACGCATTCTGTTTTCACGTTCAATGCGCTGAAACTCTTCATCTTCTTTGATGGCGTTTTCAATTTCATCTAGCGTTTCATACAGCCTGCGCTGCAATTCATTGGGCTTGGCGTAGTAAAACATCGCCAAATCACGCAGCTTTTCGACAAATGGTTTGGCGTTTTCATAGGTCATGTGATGCTCCAATAATAAAAATCATCAGCAAATATGGCCAACAATCTAAAAAAGATTCAATCATTTGTAGCCCTTTCTAGTTACCATGCCGCCAGCAGCGCCAGCGCTTGCTTGCCGTAAGTATTCGCGTAGCAACTCCAATAATTTTGCGTCACGGTTGCGCCAATTAAAATCGTTGTTGTAACTTTTGCGAATATTGGTGCCTGGCCAGTAGTTCATTTGTTGTCTCCAGTTAAAAGGGGATGTGATCCCATTCCCAATGTTCACAGTCAACCGATCCATGTATCCATTCCATGGGCGGCGCTGCCTTAAATTCTTGACAGATGCCTGTTTTGAAGCTGTTGCAATGAAGGCAATTTACTTGAATCGAATTTATTTGTTTGATCTGGTTGTCCAGATGATTCTTGATGGCGTTGATTTCGATTAAATTCATGGTGTTTTACCTCTGTGTACTTTCCGTTTTTTTGAGTTGCAATGCGGTTTGGCTCTTCTATCTTGTTGAGTCCTGTCCAATCAATTGCGTCTTGTGTAACCGATGGCACAAACTTCTTTTCCCTGCGTAGCCACCATTGTTCGGCTTTTTGCCTGGCGTAACCCATGTGATCAAAGCACACCCACTCGCTGGCCACACGCAA